CCCGGGTGGAACTGGGGGGCCGCCCGCCCCGGGAAAAGCTTGATTTCGAGCGTCGCGCCGGCCAGGAAAGTGGACCGCAGTTGCTCCAGGAACACCGCCAGCAGACCCAGCGACAGCGCCGAGACAATGGAATCCTCGTCCTGCTCGTTGATGTATCGCTCTATCTCAGCCACGACAGCGGCATCCGTCACCGACCTGACCCGATCCAGATAGGCCCTCTGTAGCGCCGGCTCTTTCCCCTCGATTGCGCGCAGGATCTCGGCTTCGGTCATACCGTGAATACCGCAGGCATCGGGCACCGCAACACCATGATCGGCACCAAGAGGTCGTTGATGATCCCGACGAAGGGCTTGTTAGGCTGCTCGTCGCCGTCGGTCGGGCCGAAGAACTCCGTTTCCAGCGGCCCCACCTTGGCGCGCTTCACTGCAGTCGTCGCAACGTAGTCCGGATTCAGGCTGCCCGGCTTCAACAGTTCGCGCAGTGCGGCCTCGTATGTGGCTTGCTCAACCTCCCGCGGCACCTCATCAGCCGGAATGGGCTCTCCGTCACGGTCAACGGCGCCTGCACGCGGCCATTGCAGCGCTTGGGCTCGCCCCCCGGCTTTCTTGCCAGGAAAGACCAGCACGCAGCCAGAGACCGGCTGTTGGGTGCCAAGGCCGTCGATGTAGGCTGATGCCCGGGCCAGAGCTGCCTCCTTGTCGGCCTCAGCAGCAGCCGCCCAGGCGGCATTGCCACGGGCCTGGTGGTAGGCGTCAGCGCCAGCCACGGTACCGTAGTAGTCAGCCATCATCATTCTCAAATAGGTGGGCCATCCTGGCCCGGTCGACCATCCGTGAGGCTGGTATTACTGCTGCTCGACCTGCTTGTCGGCCAGGGCCTTCTGGAGTTCTTCCAGGGAGGCATCGGGGCCAGACGGCACGCCGAGGGCGGCCAATTGGGCGATCAGAACTTGTTTCTCAGCCGCTTCGTCAGCGGGCGGCGCGGCCTTGGCCTTGACCTCTGCCAGTTTCGAAACCAGGGTCTCGGTCTTGCTGTTGGCGCCGGCATTCACGCCCAGGGCCTTCAATTCGGCGAACAGTTGCTGGCGGTACGCCTCTTCGCCGCCCTGGCTGTCGCTCTGCACGCCGCCCTCGACCACCAGCACGCCGGTGTCCACGTAGAAGGCGAGATTCTTGCGGTCCTTGATCTCGTCCCACTCGGGCACGTCAACAGACGCGCCCGGCGGGATGACAGAGCCACTCGGCAGCCCGATGGGGGTGATGCGGTTGGTATTGGTGATGAGCGCCATAGTCCACCCCCGTCAGATGCCGTCGGTGTAGCGGACTTCCGCCGGACGACGGATATCCACGCCACCGAGGCGGAAGATGCCGGGAACTTCCCAGCGGATCGGACCGGCCTGGTACACCGGCAGGAAGCGGTGCGGCATCGGGATGTGCATCTTCAGCACCGACGGATCGCGGCGGTAGCTGATCATGCGCGCGGTGCCGCCGGCGCCTGCGGTATCCAGGCCGTTCAGACCCCGGATGGTGAGCGGGCGACCAGTGGTGGCGGTGTAGACGTTGTTCTTCTGCAGGTAGGTGAGGATCGTCTCCAGACCCTGTTCGTTCACCTTGCGGGTGGCGATCAGCAGGAACTTCGCGTAAGGCAGCAGCAGGGTGTCGGAGAACGCGGTGAACAGCGTGCCTTGCGTCTGGACGGTCAGCGCGGTGTTCACGTCGGCCAGGATCTGGTCGGCGGTGGCGGTTTCCCAGTTGCCGGTGACAGCGCTGCCGGCGGTGACGCCCGGGTAGTTGAACAGGCCACTGAAGCCCTTAGACGCATCGCCAGCCAGGGCCACGCGGTCCACGAACTCCTCGTAGGCGCGACGCGCGGCGGCGGCATCGTCACCGGTCAGGTTGATGCCAAGCATCTGCGCCTGGCTGATCTCTTCCAGACCGTAGCCATAGCCGATGGCAGCCATGTGCACGCTCGACTCGAACTTCGACCGCTCGGTGCTGGCCAGCGGCAGGTCGTCGGCGTTGCCGTTGACCCAGTCGGCCTTGCCCACCTTGTCGGCCGAGTAGAAGGTGACGGTCTTGATCCACTCGGGCGCCGAGGTATCGACCGGGATCAGTTGCGGATACTGGATATCCGGGTAGACGATCTCGTTGACCTGGCGCTCGATGTAGGTGGTCTGCGAGACCACGAAGCCCAGAGCGGCCTGGGCGTCGAGCAGCTTGAATCGGCTCATGGTTTCTCCTTAGCCCAGGCGGACTTGAGCGAGTTGATTGGTGCCAGTGGTACTGGTGTCGAAGCGCGCACCGGCGACCTGCACGTTGTCGGTCGCGACGTTGGTCCAGGCGCCGGTGGCCGGCACGAAGTAGACCGGATCGCCTGCGGCGACCTGCACGGAGGCGGTTACCCAGATGGCGCCCTCGGTCATGACGCGGGCCGACTCGTACTGGCTGTACTGGTTGGCCTCGGCCTTGACGGAGCGGTCGCGGACGCTGATGCCGACGAACTTAGCGGCGGTATCGCCAGCGGTCGACGCACGGCCGGCCTTGTCGGCGGTTCCCTGCATGACCGGGATGCCGAACGCCAGGCCAGCAGAGGCCTCGACAGTGCGAGAGATCAGGGTCTTCGGGACTTCGTCGACGATCATTCCCGGCAGGCCGGGGCGGATGTTCGCGCTGTAGGTGGTTTGAACGGCGGGCATTATTTGTCACCTCCTTTCCAGGCGCCGTTAACACGGGCCTCGTAGGCCGCCTGACCGTTGTCAGCCGGGTTCGTCGGCTTGCTGTCCTGTTGCTTCAGATGGACACGCACCGGGTCGTTACTGGCGGCATCCTCGAGCAGGATGTCGAATCGGGCGGCGATGTACGCCTCCGGCTTGTCCTTGATGGCGGCGTCGCCCAGCTTGGCCACGACAGCCGCCTTGCGGATCTCGGCGGCGGACTTGCCGGCATAGTCGCCGTCAGCGATCAGCATCGCGCTGGCGATCAGGTCGGCGCGCTCACGCACCAGTTTGTCGATGTCGGCGTCGCTCAGTACCTTGGCCTTCAGCCCATCGATTTCGGCGTCCTTCTTCGCCAGTTCGGCGTCTTTCGCTGCCATCGCGGTGGCGTGGGCGTCTTGGATGGTCTTGAGGTTCGCCCCGGCGTCGCCGAGTTGCTTCTGCAGCTTCTCGACGACCTGGGCGCCCTGCTCGGTGGTCTCGATCGTGAGGCCATCGACCAGGAGTTTGCGGAGTGCGTCAGCCATGTCATGGCCTCCTGTGGGGGTTGTTTGCGCAGGTTTCTTGGCGCCGGGGGTGCGCGAATCCCCGATGCGCAGTTGCTCGCCGCCCCTGGCGTGATCGACCAGAGCGAGGTGGTTCATTCGCATCGGGCCAAGCCGGGCGTCGTAGGTCTCGCCGGTGGGGGTCACCCCATCCTCGAAAATGACCTCTGCCTCGAGCCCCATGGATAGCTCGCGCTTTCCTGCCTCGTAGTCGCGGATCGCATCGGCATCCATCAACACCAGAGGCACGCGCACGAAGTCGCCGTCTCGCAGGACCTCCGAGCCGGTCTGGCCGATGGCGAGCTGCTTCCAGTTCTCAGCGGTGACCTCGCCGTGGTGGCCGTTGGTCATGGGACGGTAGGCGTAGGAGCGCATGGCGTCCTCGGCGAAAACCGATTCCGGTGGCCGGTACACGCGGACAATGGGAATTTCCGGCTTGCCGACCTCAGAACCCAGGTATTCCTGGATGCCAGTGCGCGCGACGCGGGCGTCGGCCACGAGGTACCCGTCAGCGGTCCGGCGAACACCGGACACCGACACGGAGTCATGAAGAAGCATCGCTATTCCTCGTCGAGGCGATCCGCCCAGCTATCGTCGATCTCCTCGAAGACCTCCGGGCCGAGCTCGATGACGCCGCGGTACGGTTCGACCTGGTCAAGGTCGACGCTGCCGGGCTGGTAGGTGAAGGTGATGTGGGGCTGGTAGTCCGGCCAGTCCCAACTGGCGCCGGCATCGCGAATTTCGACGTGCCGCCAAGTGAGGTCAGAGGAGCTGAACAGCAGAACCACGGCTCCTTTGCCGAACTGCTCGACCAGGCGCGGGCCGCCGGCGGAACAGGTCAGGTTTCCGTTCGGCTTGACCGTCCAGGCCTGGGTGACCTTCATCCAGTCCACCGGCGTCCGGCTATACGCGATGGTGACGTGCAGGTCCTCTGCTGGCAGCGTGGTCTCGAAGCCCTGGGCCTTCGCCCAGTCGATGATCTCGCCGGCGTTCAGCACCCGGCGCGAGACGTACAGCGTGCGAGGTGCCGCGTCGTTCAGCGCCTGGCTGGACGATCCGTTGCCACCCTCCTCGTCCTGTTCGCCCTCGGGCGCTTCGGAGCCGAACTCCTCCAGCGCCGACTCCAGACCGGGCATCACGCTGTTCTCGACCAGCAGGGTCTCGGCGGCCTTGCTGAGCGCGTCCTCGGGGAAGAGCCTTGTCTCGGCGATGGTCTTGATAGTCTCGGCGGTGATCTTCCCGATGTCCGCCCGCTCCTTCGCCGTGGTCTGCCAGAGGCTGTTCCAGACGTAATGGATCTCCGGCGGTCGGCTGCCCAGCGCGGACCGCACCAAGCACTCGTCCAGCACCGACATGGCCGGCGTGATGTCCAGTTCTTGGCTCGACTGGATGCGATCGTAGTAGTTGCGCAGGTCCGCCTCGCCGGTAGAGTTCATGCCGGCGGGGGACTGGCTGAGCATCCGGGTGGCCGGGATATCGGCAGCGCCGCACCCGGCCTGCATGAAGCGGTCCATGATGTCCGGCAACGTGCCGAAGTTCGCCGACTTGCTGTCGTACTCCTCGTCCTTGTCCATCATCAACGTGCCGTTGATGCTCTTGGCCGTGGCCGCCAGGCGCAAGCGCTCCAGCAAAAGCTTCTCGTACCTCGGGTCCTGCATCCCCTGCATCAGGTCGGGGATACGGATCACGTCGACCTTCGCCTCGAAGATCAGGCTGGCCACGTTGGCCATGGTGCTGTCGATCTGCTGGATGGCTTCGAACACGGCCTGAAGGACCGAGTCGCCCCAGCCAAACTGGTTACCGGTGGCCAGGTCCTGGTCGGGGATATCAGCTCCGGTGAAGATCACCAGCCGGGACGGGTGAATCTCGATCGCGCTGCCGCCGAGCCGGTACGCCTTGGGCTTGCCGTAGTTCGGTGACATCACATCACGATCCTGCTCGGTGGCCGACAGGTCGCGGCGACTCATCACCGTCAGGTATCGGATGCCGCCTGCCTGGACACGCTCAGGTGCCAAAGGCTTGCTGGTGTCAGTTTCGCCCGTACCGATGAAGATCGCTGCGCCGCCCCATAGCCGCGCCTTGGTCAAAGCCTCCTTGGTGCGTGCCTGAACTTGCAGGCGCTTCTCCTCGGCCTCAATCTTCTCGATCTGCGCCTTGCTGGCCTGCCATGCCCTCCAACGCCTGGTCGCATCCTTCGCCGGGATATCGACGACCTTGCGCGGGAACCAGGCGCCGCGATACGCGTTGTGCAACTGCTCATCTGTGAGCACGACCGGCGCGTAGAAGCTGCCGGCGGCCTTGTCTCGCTCCGTGCCCAAGTTGGCCACGAAGTTGACCAGTTTGTCGCTCAGAAAGCGGACTACGCCCATTAGGAAACACCTGCGAGGGAATACTTCGTGATCGGGTATTCCTTGTGGATGAAATAGCCACCTGCGTCATTGGGGTGGTCGATGTCGGCGGACTTGTCCGGCTCACCGTTGGTGCCCCACACCTGCTGCTCGAGGGCATCGGCGTAGGTCGGGCACCGGTCGGGATTGACCCGATACCGCCGCTCGCCCTTGGCGTTGCAGAACATGGCGTTCATGGAGTTGATGCGGTCCTTGACCGGCGGGTTGGCGGCCGGAGCCGATACGACGAAGCCGGCCTGCTTGAGCAGCGCGATATCGGTCTCGCTGGCCCGGACGGACTTGCGCGAGTCGCCGGAGGCGTCGGGGTAGATCCTGATCTGGCGGGTCGGCCGATAGTCGCCGTCGGCGTACAACCAGAACCGCTCCTTGATCTGGCGGATCATGTCCGGGGTGTCGTACCCGTTGACGATCTCGTCGACCGCGTGCGGCAGGCCCAGGCGCTTCACATGCACGACGGCGGCCATCTTGCCGACGTTGAAGTCCATACCCACGAATATCGGCTCGCCTGGCTGAACCGTCTCCTGCGAGGCGTTGAGAGTGCGGTCGTAGGCGGTGTAGATGGTGCCCGACGTCAGGTTGACGAACTGGCCGCGCAGGTACGCCGCGATCAGTTGCGGCGGGTACGACTCCATCAGGGAATCGATGTAGTCGTCCGGAAGGTTCGCCTCGTTGTCGTAGGTGCTGGCCTGGACCAGGCCATACAGGTCCTGCAGGTGCGGCTTCTCGCGCAACTGCTTCACGAACTGCTGGAATACGAACTTGAAGCCCTCCGGGGTGGTGGTGACGTCGACACGGTTGCGCAGGCCGTCCACCTTGTAGCGCATCCGCGCGATGATCTTGCGCCAGGCCTGCTGGGCCTTGATCAGCGACAGTACGTCGAGCTCGTCCACCAGGGACCGGCCGACCTTGAAGCCGACGATGGTCTGCGGCTTCTCCATGGAGCGACAGATGATCGTCGTGCGGTAGGCGCTGCCGCTGTAGAGGTGAACCTCGTGATTCGCCTGATTGATCTTGGTCCGCAGCCCCCAGTCGAAGGCCACCTCCTCCATCGTCGGATAGAAGATGTCGCGGATTTGGGCGTAGGTCGGCGCGAAGTAGCCGGCGTTGATGCGCGGCCACTCCCAAGCGTGTTGGGCGAGGCCTGAGCAGCCCACCCACGTCTTGCCGGAGCCGAACCCAGCGACAAAGCCGCAGAACTTGTGCGGAAGCGCCAGGAACTTTGCCTGAGGCACGTTAAGCGTCGGCATCGCGCACCCTCGCATCGATGATGGTCACCGCGATGCTGGTCGGCGGCGCTTCGTCCTCGGGGTTTTCCAGCAACTTCAACTCGGCGCGCTTCTTCGCCACGTCCAGGCGCTTGAGCTCCAGGTCCAGCGCAGCCGACTCGGTGCCGACGTGCCGGCTCAGCAGCTCCAGGTTGCGGAGCTTGTCCGGCCACTTGACCTTGCGGAGCACGCCAGCGATGCGGCGGTCGTCACCGCGGCCCTCGAACAACTCGGCGATCTCGATGCCGGACAGGAACTGGCGCCAGGCCCTGGGCCAGTCGCGGATAGACCGGAACGATCCGTCGTCCTCGAGGATGTCGAGCACGTCCATCTCGTCGATCTCGCGCAGGCGGCGGATCACATAGTCGGCTTCGACCTCGGTGCGCTTCGAGCGCTCGGCCATGGCGGCCTGGATGGCCTGGGCGACCTCCGGCCGCTGAAGCAGTTGATAGCCGATCTCCGTCGCGCGCCGGGTGCTGTAGCCGGCCCGAATCGCGGCCTGCGTCGCGTTGAGGTCTATCAGGTACTCGTCGACGAACA